CTCCTATTCTCACTGCGGACGATAACCGCAAGGGCGTGCTAGACATTGACACCGTGAAGGGTTGCTCCGGTGGAATTGCAGCGAATGGCGAACGCGGTTGCTATGGCGCATGTTACGCAGAAGCGATTGCAAAGTATCGTGGCATTGACTTTGCGCAACCAGTTAGCCGAAAGGTAACGACACATGCACAAGCCAAGCAAATAGAGGACGCTGTTAAGGCCGCGCCGCAACACTTCTTTCGTGTGGGCACGATGGGCGACCCAAGCCATGATTGGTCTGAAACCGTTGACACTGTTGAATGGCTGTCTGCATGGGCTACGCCGATTGTCGTGACGAAGCATTGGCTGCGAGCCAGCGATGAACAATTCCGCAGGCTTGCAAGTGTCGGTGCGGTGCTAAATACTTCGGTTTCGGCGCTCGACACCACGGCACAACTTGCGCATCGTGAGCGGCAAATTGCGCGCTACACGGAAGCGGGCGGGCATAGCGTTTCGCGGGTGGTGTCATGCGACTTTACTGATGCTGATATGCGCGCCACTCAGTCTCGGCTGCTGGCAGCGCCGGGAGCTATCGACAACCCGCTGCGGATCGCGCAATCACACCCGCTGGCCCGTGACGGCGTTGTGAAGCTAAAGACAACCATCGACATCAAGACGCGCCGAACTATTTCAATCGCGTCAGATACAGCTTACGTCGGGCACTGTGCAACGTGTCCCGATCAATGCGGCATGAGTTCCATGCCGTCAACTATCGGCCATCGCGCCGATCTTTTCCAGGAGAGCAAGCAATGAGCGCAGTGATGTGTGACAGCACGAGGGGGCTTTTTTCGAATGACGTTGGCTGGATAACATTGCCCACGGTCATTGGGTCAGGATATGAAAAGGCGATTGCAAAGCTGGCGATTGAGGACGGCATTGCAGAGCGAGCGGCCCGCAAAAACATGCAGATTCACAGTGCAGTCGTTTTGCTTGCGAATGGTGAGTTCGCAGGTTTTATGACATTCCAGCGCAACCATGAGGTGCGCGAGTTTTGCTTGTTGCAGTCAGTAATTGACCCGTTGATTTTCACTCCCGCGCTCTACAAAGAGCTAGTCGAGAGAGTAGTTGCAGAGAACACCGACAACTATCCTGCGTTGATAACCACGGACCCGAAAAGCAAGTTCGAAACGCCTAAGTTGTTTGAGAGCCTAGGGTTTGAAACCTATCTTCAAATGAGCGGGTTTCACTACATGGTCAAAGGAAACCTGTCGGATGTACGAATGAAGCTATTGGCCCACGTGACCATGACTAACGTCTGGATCACCACTAAGGGCGACTGGTTGCGCCTGAAGAAAGAGTGGAAAGCACGCATTGATGAGGCAGGCGAGCGGGCCGGAATTGCAAACGCCGGATACGCAACTCGTGATGGCTGCTGGCAAGGAGAAAACGGGTACAGCAACGTTGTGAACACGCGGCGCCACGTCGATGAATCTGGCGAAGTCGTTGCAACCACCAAGTCCCACAACGGGAACGCATCAGTGCTTGACCCGCTTGCGTGCGAAGTCATTGCGCGATTCTTCATGCCGAAGGGCGGTGGCAGGGTTTACAACCCGTTCGGGGGTGGTGTTCAAATGGGCTACATCGCAGGGGCGTGCGGCTATGAATACCTAGCGAGCGAGATAAGGCAAAACCAGGTCGATGCGAACAACGCCATCTGTTCGGAGTTCGATGGGCGCGTTAAGTGGATTCAGTCAGATAGTTCAAAGTACGAACCAGAGGGCAAATTCGATATGGTGTTCACTTGCCCGCCGTATTACAAGGTAGAGGAGTATCTTGACTACGATGGGAAACCGCCGCCAGGTGAGTTGAACTCAATTCCTACGTATGAAGAATTCTTGGCTCTACTATTCGCTGGCTATCGAAAAGCAATCGACGCGCTTAACGACAACAGGTTTTTCGTCGTTATGACAGGAGACAGCAGAGACAAGAATGGCGCGTACTACTGCCACGAGGCCGACACTGAAACACTGATGCGAGACTGCGGCCTATCGGTATACAACCGTATCGTTTATGTCGAGGCTGAATTCACACGGCTGGCACACGCGAAGCGCACCCTGCACGTTCGCAAGTTCCCAAAGCGGGAGCAGAAAATCATTGTTGGCTACAAGGGGAAGATTGCCGACATCAAGAATCACTTCTTGCCTATCGGGAGACTGTGATGAACTACTCTGACTTTGTAGCCGCACGCTTCACCAAGCGCCACACTGGCGACGACGGCCTGATGCACTGCGCAGTCGGAATCTCAGGAGAAGCCGGTGAGCTGCTGGACGCAGTGAAAAAGCTCTGGGTCTACGGCAAGCCCCTGGACCGCGCTAACGCCATCGAGGAGCTAGGCGACATCGAATGGTATATGGAGGCCCTGCGAGGGCTTCTAGGCGTCACCAGAGACGAAGTAATCGCGGCGAACGTGGCGAAGCTGGAGGTTAGATTTCCTATCCAGTATACTGACGAGCTTGCAATAGCAAGACTGGACAAGCAATGCGAAGAGAAGAAATAACTGCTGACCTTGTTAGATCTCTTATGGACTACAACGAAGAAACGGGTCTTTTGACATGGAAGATCAGAAGGGGAGGAACTGCAAATTCTGGGCGTGTCGTATCAACCGTTGCGAAAAATGGATATGTAGTTACGTCAATCAAAAACGTTAAGGTTTATGCGCATCGAATCGCGTGGCTTCACAAGACGGGGGAGATGCCGACAATGGAGATAGACCATATGAACGGCATCAGAACCGACAACAGGTTTTGCAACCTTAGACTTGCCTCACGCTCATTGAATACGCAAAACATGCACAACAGGCGATCCGACAACCGCAGTGGTCATATTGGCGTGTCTTATCACAAAGCAACAGGGCTTTGGCGCTCAAGAATCCACTTGGGCGGGAAAGAGTATGCGGCGTACTTTAAGGAGATCGGCGACGCCGTTGCAGACAGGGAAAAGAAGAAAAAGCTTTTTCACCCTGGTGCAGTTGACGAGCTTGCGCTTGCCAGATTGGACAAAGCATGAAGGACCGAGTCTATTGGCGCTGCCCGCACTGCTCCCACTCGTACAAATGGAAGTGGAACGAGCACGAAGCCGACCATGACGCGCCAATAGTCATGCAATGCGACGACTCCTGCAAGCGCGAAACAAAGGGCCGCATGTATCGCGTCGGAGAAGCGCGATATGCGGTTATCTTTGCGGAGAAAATGCCATGAAGCAATCACAAGGCCGGCGCCTAATCGCCATGCTCAAGCGCAAGCCCATGTCCTACCTAGAGATGAACCTGACCGGCATCAGCGTATGCCCGCAGAAGCGAGTTGCCGAATGCCTACGGGAAGACGAGCGCATCATCAAGGCTAAGGACTCCAGCGGCAGGGTTCGGTGGCGGGTTGTTTCGGCGACGAAGTGGACCGCTTGACTTGCGCATTTTGTCTACATGCGCGATAATTCAACACGGACCCCGGCTTTACCTCGTCTGATCCACGAGGAACATAGTGAACCCCACACTCGCCGGCAAGTCTTTTCGTGGGGCGCATGGGATTCTTGATGTCTTTTGCTTACATGCCCTTTTACACCGGAGATTACTACCGGGACACGCGGCATTTATCCATGCTTCAGCATGGCGCATATAGGCAGTTACTAGATCATTGTTGGGACCAAAAAGGCCCGCTTCCGCTTGATATGACGCGGTGCTTTCGCATTTGCGGCGCGGTATCAAAGGAAGAACAAGACGCGGTCTATGGCGTGATTGCAGAGTTCTTTGTGCGAATGGAAGACGGGCATTACAACCGCCGTATGCAGCGCGAGATAGAGCGAGCCGCATCAGTGTCTGGCGCTAGATCGGATGCAGCGCACACTAGGTGGAAGGCTAGAGAATCCATCCGCAGCATTGATGCTGCATCGCGGGATGCAAATGCAATGCAAGTGCATAGCAAGAGCAATGCAAGTGCTGCATCCCCATCCCCATCCCCATCCCCATCCCCATACCAAGAAAACCTAGATGCTACGCATCTTGTGCCCGCTGCTGCGCAGCAGGCCCGAATTCCGCGATGCCCTACAGAGGAAATCATTAAATCCTTTCACAAGCATCTGCCAATGCTTCCTGCTGTCGTCGTCGTCAATGCAAGCCGCAAAGCTGCGATAAGCGCAAGGTGGCGTGAAGTGGTAACAACAGACAAGATGGGTTTGGAAGCCGGCATTGAATGGTTCGATTGGTTTTTCGCGCACGCCGCCAAGTCTCGATTCCTTACAGGCAGGACTACTTCAAGGGATGGCAGATCGTGGCACGCTGATCTGGATTGGCTAATGAAGCCTGTCAACTTCGCCAAGACAATCGAAGGCAACTACCATAAGGAGGCAGCATGAGTTACGGAATTGCGAAGCAGCGCAGAGAGGTGGCCGAACCGGAGCGCCCGATCAGTTACCGATGCCCTGCGAATGGTTGCCCTAACGCGGCTAGCGTTTCGTTTGATGGATCAAGATGGGCTTGCTACTTTCACGCTAAAGCAGAGTCAGAAGACTGGCCCGCTACGACGCAATGGATCGGCGAGAACTGGCCGAGGGCGTGCAATTGGAACCATCCTGATAAGGTTGCATACGAAGCCGAGCAAGCTGCAAAGCGCAGAGCAAAACTAAAGCAAAACGGCTCCAGCATTGGTGGATTCGGCTTGCTGCCATGACACTCCCCGCATGCGCTGGAGGATGGTGCAAAAAGCGCGAGCAATGCGCCGACTACCATGCCGTACACCGGACATCCATTGTCGAGCGGCTGTGCCCAAAAGGCCAGGATGAACCGGAGTATCCGGGTGTTATGCGGCGCCAGTTGCGGCCTGGATCAGTGGAAGTCACGAAGATCCGCTTATCCAAAAAAGCTAGGGGGCTTGCCGAAGTGCGCGGAATCTGGGCGCCAAAAGATCAGCACGAAATGATTAAGGCCAGTAAAGCAAAGGAAAATGCAGTCAAACCAAGCTGAATGCGCAATCTGCCAGCGGCCGTTTACGCGCATGAATTCGCTACAGACTGTGTGCGGCATCAGGTGCGCCGCGAAAGTGGCTCCAAAGGCCCGCAAAGAGGCCGCAAAGGCACTTCGGGAAAGGCGGGAAGCTGCAAAGCCGCGCGGCAAATGGTTGCAGGAGGCTCAAGCGGCATTCAATGCATACATCCGCAAGCGCGACGAAGCGATGCCGTGCATCAGTTGCGGTCGGTTCCATGAGGGCCAGTGGCATGCTGGGCACTACTTATCCACAGGAGCACGGCCCGAGCTTCGATTCGACGAGCAGAATTGCCACAAGCAATGCCAGCCGTGCAATACGCATCTGCACGGCAATCTCGTGATGTACCGCGCCGAGTTGATCCGCCGCATCGGCTTAGCGAAAGTGGAAAAGCTAGAAGGACCTCACCAGCTGTGTAAATGGACGGTAACGGACTTGAAAGCGATTCGTGACGATTACCGGGCAAAGGGAAAAGCACTGTGAGCGCCTATTACAACGAAATCGACAAGTTCGCGGCGCAGTGGCTACGCAACCTGATTGCAGCCGGGCATATTGCACCCGGCGACGTTGACACAAGGAGCATCGTCGATGTCAGACCTGACGACCTGCGCGGATACACACAATGCCACTTCTTCGCAGGCATTGGAGGATGGAGCTACGCCCTGCGGCTTGCAGGATGGCCAGATGACCGACCTGTTTGGACAGGCTCTTGTCCCTGCCAACCGTTCAGCAGCGCCAGCGGCGGGAAAGACAAGAGGCACGAAGACGATCGGCATCTCTGGCCTGTTTGGGCACGGATCATCGCTGCAAGCAAACCTCGAGCGGTCTTTGGCGAGCAGGTTGTCGATGCAGGAGATTGGATTGATTGGGTCTGCGATGACTTGGAAGCACTGGGTTACCAAGTCGGGGCGTGTGTTCTCCCGGCTTGTGCTGTCGGTTTTGACCATGCGCGCCCTCGGATTTACTTTGCAGGCCACGCCGACATGCACGGCGAACCAAGGATCGCCAGCGATGCGCAGCAAGTGGCCGGGGTGCCGCGACATAGAGGTGTCAAACAGGAGTTGGCGCTCGAGGATGGGCTACCCCGTCGAATGGGCGCAATGCGAGCCTACGGCAATGCCATCGTCCCGCAGGTCGCCGCCAAATTCATAGAGGCAACACTGTGAACATTGAAGAACTTACAGCCAAGATGCAACACGGAACCCGCAAGCTGCCGCCTCAAGGCAAAAAGCCCAACGCATGGACGCCGGACGAAGATGCAATCCTGCGGGAACACTACCCATTAGGGGGATATGCGGCAGTGACAAGCCGCCTAGAACGCACCGAAAAGGCTGTGTGCATGCGCGCAAAGCTCCTTGGCATCAGGTCAGGCAAGAATCCGACAAAGGAATGGACTATGGCCGAGGATCACTTGCTGCGGAAGCACTACGAAGCGCACGGTGGGGCTTACGTAGCCCAGCTTACCGGGCGAACAGTGATATCGGTGCGATACCGGGCCAGCAAACTAGGTGTAAACGCTGACAAGAGCTTGGCCGGCAAAATACGGCGCAGGGTGCAGCTAGATAAAGCCCGCGAGCGTCGGCACGGCCCGAAGATGACGGTAGTGAAGGCCAAGGAAAAGCCCAAAGTGAAGCAATGGGAAGGCGAGGCTGTTATCACCAAAGACACCAAGATCACCATTGCCGCGCCGTTTGTGGACAAGCGATGGTTGCCGGATGTGGTTAAGCGGGTAGTCAATGCCAACGAGTGCAGAGCATGGGCGACTCAGGTATGATCTGCAAAGCCTGCGAAGAATCACGCGCTAATCGTTGGTGCGGGCACTTCCGCGCAGATTGCCATGACTGCAAAGCAAGGGCACTAGCCAATAGCCCAGCATGCTTCGAGGCAGCACAGGCCGGAGCGATCACCCCTAGTTATAGGGATGCACTGCAAGCCGAATTCGGGGAGAAGTGGCTAGAGGGGCATGAGAAGGTGAAGGAATGGACACAATCGCCAAACTCAAAGAGTTAGCATAAAATCGGCGCATGGCAGCCAGATTGAACCGCATGCACTCAGAGCAAGTGCGAGCAAAGATTCAGGCCGCAGTGATCGTTGATCGACTGCACAAGCACATGCTTGGCGAGCTAGAGATGACAGCCAGCCAGATCAACGCAGCACAGATTCTGCTGGATAGGTCTGTTCCAAAACTGTCGCAAATTCAACACACTGGCGAAAACGGTGGCCCGGTTCAGGTGCAAGCCGTTGAATGGACGGTAGTTAAGTGAGAGTCGGGCGCAAATGGCGTCGCATGGCCGAGATATACAAGCGATTCGCTGTAGGCCATCCTCATGCCGACTTTGGAGAATCTGCGGCTCTAGCGATGTTTGCGCATGAGTCAACCGGAGCGCCGCTACCTGACCCACGCACAAACGGCTACGCACTTGGCAAGAAGTGGATGGACGTGACGATAGCCGGATGGAAGGACGAGATTCCGCAAATGGGGCTGCTGGTGTCAGAGTTGTTGGCGGACGGCTATCCAGAGTGGTTTCTGCGCCGAGTAGGAGTTCTGCAACTCGATCCTAAGCGTCGAGCTTGCGAATGGTGGCTAGCCAAGGCATGAAGCTAAGGCCCAAAATCGGGCCAGCATTCGAGCCATTCCTGAAGCCGGCGCGCTACAAAGGCGCGTTTGGAGGCAGAGGTAGCGGCAAATCGCACTTCTTCGCGCAGCTTCTCGTTGCCACAGCGGCTAGCAGGCCGGGCCTACGCGCAGTGTGTGTGCGTGAGGTGCAGCGAACCCTAGCGCAGTCATCCAAACGCCTGATCGAAGACAAGATCAGAGAACTAGGCGTCACCGACCTGTTTAAGCTCACTGAGCGCGAGATTCAGACCCCCGGCGATGGCGTCATTCTGTTCGAGGGCATGCAGAGCCACAATGCCGACTCAATCAAGTCCCTTGAGGGCGCGTCGATTGCGTGGGTAGAGGAGGCCCAAACCCTTAGCCAGCGTTCGATTGACTTGCTGCGGCCTACCATCAGGGCTCCGAAGTCTGAGATATGGTTCAGTTGGAACCCTGAGAAACCGACAGACCCTGTCGACGTGCTTCTGCGCGGGGAACATCCTCCACCTGACGCAACGGTCCTGCCGGTCAACTGGGACTCGAATCCGTGGTTCCCCCAGGTGCTGCGGGATGAAATGGAGTACGACCGCAGGCGCGACCCTGACAAGTTCGCGCATGTGTGGGGCGGCGGATACCAGCAGAACAGCGAAGCCCGCGTGTTCCGCAACTGGCGGATAGAAGACTTCGAGCTATCGCCTGAATGGATACTCAGGCAAGGCGCAGACTGGGGCTTCAGCGTTGACCCCTCAGTTTTGGTGCAGTGCGCAATAGTCGGGCGCACGCTCTACGTGATCCATGAGGCATACAGGGTAGGGTGCGAGGTTGATTTCCTGCCTGACCTGTTCCGCACGGTGCCTGACGCCGAACGCTGGCCGACAATCGCCGACTCTGCCCGGCCGGAAACGATCAGCTACATGCAGCGGCACGGCTTCCCGAAGATGCTGGCCGCAGTCAAGGGGGCGCGGAGCCTAGAGGAAGGCGTATCTTTCCTGCAGAGCTTCGACATCGTTGTCCACACTCGCTGCCGGCGCACTGCGGCAGAGTTGCAGGCATACAGCTATGAAACCGATCCGCTAACGTCGCTCGTTATCCCGAAGCTGAAGGACAAGGATAACCACGTCATTGATGCACTGCGATACGCCTGCGAGGGGGCAAGGCGGGCACGGAAGCCGGAGACATACGACTTCAGCAAGTCAGCGGCTGTCGGGTTGCCGGTATAGTGCTTGACTATCAATGATCGAAACCTATAATCGCGCACGATGAGCGCGACCCCTGACGAAGCCGCACGCCTGTATCGGGAGTCGCTTGATGCGCTTTCTGATCAGCGTAAGCAGATCGAAGAAGACCTTCGATTCTCCGATCCGTCAGACCCGCAGCAGTGGGACGCGGACGAGAAGCGCAAGCGCGAGACCGATCCAGGTGGCGCGCGTCCGTGTCTGGTGTTTGATCAAACTAGTCAATACGTGTCAAACGTAGCCGGCCAGATCGAACAACGGCCCCCTAGCATTCACGCCATCCCCATTAGCTCAGGTGCCAGTCAGAAGGCCGCCGAGCAATTCGACGGGATCATGCGGTATGTCGAATATGCATCGCGGGCGCAGTCTCACTACATCAGGGCTTTGACATCGGCGGCGCGTTCTGGTGTTGGTTACGTCACGGTGCGCCCGCAGTACATCGACCGAGCACTGAACCTGCAAGAACCCAGGATTGGCAGTGAGGGCGACCCGCTCAAGGTTGTGCTTGATCCTTGGTCGCAAGAGATTGACGGGTCCGACGCGACATTCGGGTTCATCTTGTCGCCGCTCAGTCACGCGGTGTTCGAGACTCAATTCGGGGTCAAGGCGAAGAAGATCAGCTTTGGCACTGACGAGCAAAGGCAGCTAGACCTTGAGCGCGAGGAAGTTCTGGTCGCTGAGTATTGGCGGGTGGAGAACAAAGAGCGCAACATGGTTGCGGTTCGCTACACCAATGACGAGATTGGCTCGCTGACGGTAGAGGAATACCAGAAGGCCGAATCTGAAGGACAGCAGCTTGAGGTGATTCGGGGCTATACCGACAAAGTGCGCCGCGTCAAATGGTCACTGCTGTCGGGCGCTGAAGAACTGATCGAAGAACGCGAGTTCCCTGCCAATTCAATCGGCATCATCCCTGTTTACGGGTATGTCGGATGGTCCGATGGTCGCATGACCTATTGCGGCATCCCGCGCAGGGCGAAGCATCCACAGAAGGCCTATAACTATCACATGAGCGAGATTCGCGCGTTCATGGCGATGGCGCCTAAAGCCCCGTGGTTAGTGCCTGAGCGTGCGATTCGTGGGCTAGAGACTCTATGGGACCGCGCATCGGTTGAATCTAGGGCGTATCTGCCTTATCACGACATCGACGAAACGGGACAGCCGATCAACGCGCCGACTCGTGCGCCGCTGGCTATCAACCTGTCAAACCACACTCAGGGCGCCGAAATGGCACTGAGGGATATTCAGGCCGCGCTGGGCATGTATCAGGCGAATCTAGGTGCGCCCAGCAATGAAACTAGCGGCATTGCCATCAATGAGCGCAAACAACAGGGTGAGGCGTCAACTGCACACTTCCCCGCTCATTTGTCGGCATCGTTGACGCAAGTCGGCAGGGTGTGTTTAGACATGGTGCCAAAGCTAATCGACAGCCGGCGCCAAATGCGAGTTCTGAGCATTGACGGCAAGGCTTCGGCGATTCAAGCCGACCCGAAAGCCCGTGACGCATTCGATGACACTCGCGGCCATATCACGATTAACCCGTCGATTGGCCGATACGACGTGCGGGTAGTGGTCGGCGGCAACTTCGCAACCCAGCGGCAGCAGGCGCAGCAGGCTTACACAGAGATGATGCGCGCCGCACCTAACATGCTGCCGGCTGTAGCCCCGTTGTGGGCGCAAACCCTTGACGTGCCGCACGCCGACAAGCTCGCGCAAGTGCTCACGGCAATGGCCCCGCCTGAAGTGCGCGCCATCCTGCAGCCGAACGCAGACGGCACCGACACAGCATCGCTGAAGGCCGAGAATGAACAACTGAAGGCCGCATTGCAAGAGGCTACGCAATTGGCTCATGAGGCGCAGTCTGACGCCGACGAGGCCGAAGGCAAGGTTCGCGAGCTTGAAGCGCGGCACAAGGTAGAGGACGACAAGGTGGCTGTGCAGGCTTACGACGCCCAAACCAAGCGCATGGCCGCACTGAGCAATGCCATTCCGCCCGAGCAGGTTCCGGTGCTTGTGCAGAAGACCATTGCAGAGATGCTGGATCAGCCCAATCCGTGGCCCGGAGAGGAAATGCAGGAGCAGGAGAAGCCCGCAGAGCCTGAAAAGCCCGCAGCCCCCGCGCCTGAGCTGCAGGCCATCCTTCAGCAGATCGAAGCTCTGTCGGCCGCTTATCAAGAGTCTCGCGCAGACATGGCCAAGCTAGCCGAGAAGGTTAGCCAGCCGCGCAAGCGCATTCCGGTGCGGGATTCGCGCGGCGACATCCTGCACGTTTTGGAAATGCCAGAAGGCGCGGCAGAAGTTAAGCAGATTCAGTAGGTGAATCAATGACTGACAAGCCACATCAGGCCGAAGGCGCCGCAACCATTGCAGGCGAATTTGTATTCAGTGACGCGCAAGGCAATGAAGTCGGGCGCATGCCATTCAAGGGAGTGATTCATCATGGCGAGTTGGGCGAACGAGATGAAAAAGGCGGCGCTGGACGCTGCGCTGGCACTGCTGAACGGGGGGCAGTTTCGGCTGCTGACTAGCGGGTCTAGTGAACTTGCAAGCCTTACGCTAGGCACGCCTGCATTTGCTGCTGCAAGTACCGCAAACCCTAGCGTTGCGGTATCTAACACCATCACAGCAGATTCGTCGGTTACGGCCGGAGATATCGGATTGTTTGAGTTGCGCACCAGCCTTTCGGCCACGCGCATTTCAGGGTCCGTAGGCGTCGGTTCCGGCGACATTCAAGTGTCTAGCGTGACGATCCCGCCGACTGCCACTAGCGTATCCTGCCCAGGCGGAATTTCGATCTCGCTAAACATTAGCTGAAATGCCGGATTTCGCCCTTGCCCGCAGCGCGAGACTTGCGCCAACATCGGCATCGGCACAAATCAATGCCGATCCGAAGTTAGTGCCAGCGGCATCGTTTACGGCATCGCCGACAACTGGTGCCCAGCCGCTGACGGTGACGTTCACCAATGCAAGTTTGTTCGCCACAAGTTACTTCTGGCAGTTCGGCGACGGTGGCACCAGTACAGCGACAAATCCGACGCACACCTACACCACGGCAGGCAGCTTCAGCGTGACCCTCACGGCCACCGGGCCGGGTGGAACGAGCGCGCCGTTCACCCGCACCGGGTACATCACGGCTACTGGCACTGTCGTGGTCCCGCAAGACCCGGCCGACATCACCACGTTCTTGCTGACCGATCCAGTCGGCGGCGCAGCGGTGCCGTTCACCATCGGGCAGCCGTTCATCGAGGGCGAGATTGCCAACTTCGCATCGCCGACTGCCAGTGTTGCCATCATCGGCGCCACGGCCCAGGTCACGCCGAAGAACTACTGGCCGGACGGCTCGCTGAAGTTCGCCATCATCAGCGGCACAGCAGCGTTGCCGGCCAACACGCCGACGCAGATCGTCGTACGCCGGGCTGCCGCTAGCTCGGGCGCCGCACTGACCCTTGCCGATCTGAAGACCGCCATGAGCGGTCAGGCGTGCAGCATCAGCGCCGGGGCTTATGGCACCGTGTCGTGGTCAGCGGCTGCTGTGCCAGGCGCGGACTTCGACGCTCCATTCGAGACGTGGGTCACTGGACACCGCATGTCGTCGTGGAGGTTTCGTAAGGACTTCTCGGGCGACGCACACCTGACCGGCTGGATTGAGGTCCGCCTGTACGAAGGGAGTACCCGGCAAGTCGATGTGCTGCCGTGGGTTGAAAACAGCCGATTTCGCGTCCCGAACCGCACCAGCAAAAGCGCCACATTCACATTTATGCTGGGCAGCACTGTCAGGTTTAGCGAGATCATCGACTACCCGGCCGCAACCCGCGCACCACTAATCGGAACATCATCCAAAGCTGGCGGAACCGAGGTTTCGTACTGGCTTGGCGCAACACAATTCGACGTGGTTGTGCAGCATGAGCGCGACTATCTCTGCGCGACGGAGTTGGTCCCTTCGTACATGATCGAAACGCCAGCATTAGACGGAAATGCGGCAGCGCTGGTAACCAGCTACACACCACTGCAAAAAGGGAATTTCGCCAGCAGCGGTTCGGGTGTCGGCTTTAGCCCTGACATCGGCCTGCTGCCGCAGCACGATGTGCTGTACATCACGACGCCGACGCTGGCGAAGGCGTACAAGGCGGTCGTGTTCAACGGCTACTCGGCCAGCCGACACGGTTTGGCGTTCCGCGATGAGGCGTATGCACCGGACCCGAACAAGCCGATCAGATTCTTGGCGAGTCACAACAAATACACGACCCTGGCCACGCCTTCCACCACGGGCGATCAGATTGCAGCCGCAACAGGCACGCCAGCGGCCCCGTGGGCGCAGTCTCACTGCCCGTCGGTTGGGTATCTGGCCTACCTGCTGACTGGCCGGAAATATCACCTGGATGACGTGCAGTTTGCGCCGAATCTGAACTGCTTGAACACGGCAGACGCGAAACGGCAATATGAGAAGGGGATTTTCGACTCCAGCAGATCGGCCGTCGCCCCAAGAACTGTCGCATGGTCGAACCGATCACTGGGGCAGGCGGCGTGCGCGACACCTGATGACGACAGCATCAGATCGCACTACCTGGCCCAGGTCGGGCACAACGTCGAGTTCCACTGGGGGCGCTACTACAACCAGCCAAACAACCCTCTTGGGGTTGTTACGTCAGGACCGACAACCGTCGAGGACGTTGACCTTGGTGGCCAGCTAGACGATGAAGTTTGGATAGTAGAGGCCGGCAGTACCGCGAGCGTATTGATAGTTTCCCGCGTCGATGACGCGTCATCGCAGTCTGTTGGTGCGGATGTTCTGGCTGGTTGGAAGGTTCGGGATCCGTTCGGCAACGTCCGCACTATCGCCTCGTCTCAGGCGCGAGTCCCTGATAACTATGACTGGGCCACGATCACACTATCCAGCGCGTTTCCATCAGCACTGCCTGAGGGCACTGCCCTTGGCGCCAACGACGGCCTGTTCAAATCTTCTACGTGGATGGATGACTACATCACGCAGTCGTTCGGCTACGTAAAGGGCTTGAAACTGTTCGCCACCGGCGCAACCGCGACCCAATTCGACCAATTCTGGAGTTGGAAGGCGAAATCCATCGTCGGCAGGTTGGGCGGGCCCGGGTCGAACGAATGGCTGTATCGCGATCTGACCAACACGTATGTGGCTACGGCGCCTGTAGACCTGCCAAATTACTACACTGGGGCCGGGCCGTGGTTTGCGAACTGGGGCGAGGCGTACACACTGAACTATTCCGGGCAGTCCACAACGCCAAGCATCTATCCGCTGTTGTCTCCTGGTCCTAGGGAGGAGGGCGATCTGCGTTCGTGGCATTACGGTGGTGGCGCTGCGGGCTCGAGCTACACCGCCTCGGCGATGCCGGCTGTGGCCTACGCAGTCAGGCACGCCGCAGTAGGGGCCGAGGAAGGCTGGCGGCGGCTATCAAACACCAGTAACTGGTGGGAATTCCAAGCTGATGTCGTTGGTGTGCCGATGGGTGCAGCGTGGCCGTACACGATGCCCAAATGGCGCCGTGGCATGGCCATCGGGCAGGTAGTGAGTATCACTGGGACCAGCAGCAATAGCGCGCCGCCGACTCGCGCCTCCATCATCACGCTGAACGGCCTGCTGGCAGTTGCCGGAGGCACAGCCGTCGGGGCCAGGCTAGAGGCCTACTGCGGTGCAACCATAGATACGCGCAGAGCGATTGTATGGGTTGCGGCAGGCGGTGGGCACGGCGATTACCACGGCAACGAGGTTATCTACCTCGATCTGCGCGACGACAGCCCCGCGTGGGTTGAGAGATGGCGCGGCAGCTCCGGTGAGGTTGGCATTGCCGCTATGAACAACTACCGCTATGGGTGGACTCTGAGCGGGTGCACAACCAGCGTCATTCGGTGCTGGGTCGGTGCAACCGGATCTGACGTTGGCAAAACAATCTCCATCAACGGCGAAGCTAGGGTCATCGCATCGGCCGACGCGAGCAACTACACACTGACGCTAGCCACGCCGCTGTCAACGGCCCCAGCCGCTGGCGTCAACATCCTGTCCCTGAACCCTGTTCACAGGTCTGGTACGGTTCAATCTGGCAGCACGTCATCCACGTTTATTTTGGGCGCTCCGGTCTACGCCGACGATGTGGGGCGAGGGTTCATCGTCGCGGGCTATGGCTGGCAGACAATCCAGTCGGTGAACGTCGGCGCGCAGACTGTGACCATTGCGGGCACAACACCGTTCACTGTGGGGGCCCAGTGGGAAATCGGGTATCAACCAGGCCTGCAAATCTACGGGCGTTATGGGGATTTCCAGCCTGCCAGTCGTCACACCTACTCGAACACGCAGTTTGTAGAGCGCCACGGACGAGTTATTTCGCTGGGAGGGTCAATGTCGCATGCAGGCACACTGCACTACGACACCGAGGCGTTTGACGTAGAAGCCGGTGTGCAAGTCAACGGCTGGGACGAGCCTGGAACCTATCCCAATGTGTTCGGACAGACCGGAGGCGGTGGCTCGATCCCTGGCTCTGTGTGCCGCGATCCAGTCACAGATTGCATCTATGTGAGCGGCGATTCGCAGGTGTTCAAACACACTCCAAACCCGACTGGTTTGGGCATGACGCGTACACTGGTCTACGATAATCCATCGTGGAATTCGAACCGAAATCTGCCATGCGCTGTTGACACTCGCCGCAACCAGATTTTCTATCTCATTTGCGGTGGTGGTGTAGCCAAAGTTCGGCGCCTGACACTGTCAGGCACTCCGGCCGGCGCCGAGTTCAGTCTGACGGGGAGTAGTGAGGCACTGAATGTGCTCAAAAATGTGTCGTCAATTGAGGGCGCAGGAATTTGTTATGTTCCGTTCACAGACCGTTTTTACGTCAAGCTCCGGGATGCCGGATCGGTTGTGTACGTGATTGACCCGACCACGTTTGCAGTCAGCATCATGACGACAACGGGCACTAGTTTTCTGGCTCAAACCGGCAGCACAGGGCAGGGCACGTATAACAAGTGGATGTTTGATCCTATTCATAGGGGCATCGTCTACATCCCACAATCTGCCGCCGACGTGCAGTTTCTGCGCCTATACTGAGGAAAACCATGGCTAATTTTGCAACCAGCACGTTCAGCAGTGGCTCAACGATCACCGGAAATACGCCGGAACTCGGCGGCACATGGTCTGCTCATGCAAACAGTTCCGGATCGGAGTTGGTGATTTCGAGCGGCAAAGTCACACAGGGCGGCACGAGCGGTAACACAAGATATGTGATCTCGGCCACGCCGCCTTCTGCCGATTACAGTGTAACCGCCGACATCACGATAGGCGGAACAAGCGATGTGCTGCTTGGGGTGCTTGGTCGGACTCAATCTGGGGATTACGGATACTCTGCGGCTTTGCATGAGGAAGTTGGCGGGCTTTCGATTTTTGAATTCGCTGGCAGCGGCCCCGTAGTAATAGCCACCTGTTATTTCCCGTCATACACCATGCCGGCGGGAACCTACAAAGTCATCCTGGAAATGTCTGGGAGCACTCTAAACGCCTATTGCCAACGCAAATCCGACGACCAGTGGTTGACAAACCTCACATGGGGCGGAACAAAAGCGGTTGGGGCTACCGCTAGTGACGCCTCAACATCTGCGGCAGGGAATGCTGGCATCTGGATATCGTGTAACAGCGGATCGACGGGAACAATCGACAACTTCGCGGCATTTACAGGCGCTGAAGATGGTGGCGGAACGCCGGCTGGCGCCGCGATGGCTTATTACGCACAACTTTGAAAAGTGGAGTAGATCATGGCTGACATTTATCTTGACGTTGACACCGCGCTAGCCGAAGTGCCGGTCAATTTGATGCCTCTGTTGGACGACACGGACTTCAAGACGATTGAAGACGCTGTGGCGTACAACGCGGCGGGCATGGCGCTTCGCTGGCACTTCATTACCTCCGCTGGGGCATACTCTGTTACGTCCGTGACCCCAACGACAGCCGGCGTGCATGACTGGACCGATCAGGGCGACAGTGGCGTCTACACCATAGAGATTCCAGCCAGCGGTGGCACGATCAACAACGACACCGAGGGGTATGGTTGGTTCACCGGCACGGCTACGGGCGTGCTCCCGTGGCGCGGCCCGGTCATCTGCTTCCGCGCAGCTGCGATCAATGATGCGTTGTGCGACGGTGGCGACCTGCTCGACGTGAACGTGACGCAGAACGGCGGCACAGCGATCACCAGCGCGTCAGGCGTTCAGGAGGTCAAGGTCGCGTCGATGGCGTCGGGCTCGATTACCGCAGCAGCCGCAGCGACCGACTTCGGCACCGAGGTCGCAGACGCGATCTGGGACGAAGTTGTAGAGCACACATTCACCGGCCGGCAACTGATGCGCCTGTTCGCCGCAACGCTCGCAGGGCAAGCAAGCGGGCTGGGCACCACGACTGCGGTTTACAAGGGCCTGGACGACTCGACCACGCGGATCTCGGCAACGGTCGACGCCGACGGCAACCGCACGTCAGTGTCGCGCACTGTGAGCTAAACCGCCATGTTCGGCGCCAAATACTTCGGCGCACGATACTTCGGCGGCCGATTCTTCGGGCACTATGGAGAGGCATCTCCATTTGTGCTCGGCGTCTACATGGGGCCGAGGTATTTCGGCCTCAGGTATTGGAATCAGCGGTTTGTCGATAGTGTCGATGGAGCCTATTCTGGCTCGCGCTTCTTTGCCAACAGGTACTTTGGGCTACGGTACTTCGGCGCGAATCAGACTTCTGATCCGTTTGAGCTTGCGCAGTCTCAAGGGCTCGCGGGATCAGGCATTGGATCGTTTTCTAGCCTCGCTCTGACATACGGATCAGACAAGGCAATTGCGCAGACAAACACGCTGGCTGGGTCAGGTATTGCCGGTATTACGGCTTTGCTGAGTTATGAGAATGAAGATTGGGCGTTCACGCCACCGCTTGAGCTAACCCCGGCAATCGGGGTTGGTGCGCTTGCTTGCGATCTTGAGTTTATAGAGCCAACAACTGGCGGCGCGGGGCGGTATTTTGGATCGCGCTATTTTGGTCCTAGGTACTTTGGCCCTCGATATTGGAGCACCCTATATGGATGGAATCTTGAGCAAACGGCGGGGCTTGCTGGAGTAGGCGCAGGCACAATTTCCGCAGGGATAGGGCTCGGCATTGTGTTTGCGCCGACTCAGGCGTTTGCTGCTATTGGCACCGGAACTTATGCGGCCGGCCTATCGTATGTAGACCCGCCGCCAGTCATTCCAGAATCTGAGGCTGTAGGGTTCTGGCCGGAATACATGCCTCACAAACGCAAGCGAAAGAAGGCCGACGAACCTGATTCCGCTGAAGAAATGGAGGCTGTCGCTGAAGTCGCCGCGCCGCAGCGCGAGAAGCTGACCATCAAGCGGGCAAGGCCAGTGATTCAAGTGCAGAAGGTTGAAACGGTCGCAGACAAGATTGAGCGCATCGCAATTGACCGAGCAAAGAGGGAGAGAAAGCGCAAGAAGGATATGGAAGAAAAGTTACTGATGATGGATTGACCGTTACTAAAGGAGAATCGAATTGACTGAAGTTGCATTGCCAGTAGCCGAGCAGGCAGAGGCGAGCACCAATCCTGTAGAGGACGCGGCTGCTCAGGTTCAAACCCAAACCGAACAGCCGGAAACTGAGGCTATCGAGCCGGTAGAGGAAAAGCCTACCGAAGAACCCAAACCCGAGAAAACGCACGAGCAGCGCGAGATTGATCGCATGCGGCGCAAGATTGACCGCCTCGTCAGGCAGCGCGAAGAACTTCGGGCTAGAACTGAACAAAACTTGACACGCCAAAACATTGACGGCGATAATCAAGAAAGCGCAAGCGATAGCGAACAGCTAACGCTCTCGCGGGCAGAGTTGGCACGTTTGGTTGAACAGCGAGCGCGAGAAGTTGCTCCGCAGGTCAGAAGGCAACTCGACGCGATTGAGCACCGGCAAAGTGTCGTTGACAGGCTTTCGCGGGACTGGGGTCAGGAACGATTCGACGCGCTCGCATCGGACTTGGACGACGCCTTCGGCGGTTTGCGTGACCAAACGGGAAACGCAAAGCCAGCTACCGACGCGATCTTCGAGGCCGACGACCCGAAGCAACTTATCGAATACCTTGCCGACCCTGACAACGGGGCCGAAGCTCTGCGTATTTCTCGCATGTCACCAGTTCAGGCGGGCCGGGCGGTTGCCCTGCTAGAAGCCAAGCTGGCACAGCAGAAGGCACAAGCGAAGCCCGAACCGAGTAAGGTGCCCGCGCCAATTGAAGCGCCGCGCGGGCAAGGTCGCGTGACCAAAGACCCGAGCGAGATGACCGACAAGGAGTTTGCCGAGTGGCGTCGAGCGCAGATCAAGGCACGCGGGTTTTGAACATAAATTTGAAGGATTGAACTGTGAGCAACTCCCTTGTAACGATTGATATGGTGACGCGCGAAGCGCTCCGTATCGCCCACGAATCGTGCCAGTTCATCGGCACGACTGACCGCCAATATGATTCGAGCTATGGTGCTACTGGCGCCAAGATCGGCTCTGCATTGCGTGTCCGCAAGCCAAATGCCTATGTCCGCACGCAAGGTTCGCGCGTCATGGACGTACAGGATCAGGACGAGCAAACCGCCACGATCACGCTGGCGACGCAGGATCACGTCGATATGCGGTTCAACTCTGCCGAGTTGGCCCTGTCGATTGACGAGATCAGCAAGCGCTACATCGAGCCTGCGGTGAAGGTGCTTGTCTCGGGCATCGAAGCCGACTATCTGGCCTATGCCACGAAGCGTACGTATAACGTCGCTGGGACTGTCGGGTCGGCTATCAACGACCTTGCAGCGCCGGGTGCCGCCCGTGCCAAGATCAATCACGGCCTTGCGCCGAAGGATGGTCAACGCTACGTGCAGATGGACTCGGTGACGATGGGCGGATTGGTCAACGGCCTGAAGGGCTTGTTCCACGACTCCACGCAGATCAAAGAGCAATACCGCGAAGGCATGGTCGGTCGCACCGGCATGGCGGACTGGTATGAGAATGATCGATGCTGGACGCTGAACAACTCTGCGGACATTGACGTGACCACGGCAGCGAACGCAGCAGTGACGGACGGCGGGACAAATATCACGCTTGCATCAGTGTCTAGCGCCACTAATGCCGGGATGGTGTTCACTGTGCCGGGTGTTTATGCCTGCCACCCTGAAACGAAGCAGTCGCTTGGCTATCTGCAGCAGTACACCATCATCACTGGTGGCACGACTACGCAGACTGTCAGCCCGGCAACGATCCTTACGGGTCCGCGTCAGAATGTGTGCAGTTCCACGAGCACACAACTTGCGGCGACGGCATACAACGGCACTGCAGTGGTCCCGGTGTTTGTCGGTGCAGCTTCGACCAACTACGTGCAGAGCCTGATGTATCACAAAGAGGCATTCCAATTCGTCACGGCCGACCTGCCGCTGATGGACGATGCCGCCAAGTGCGTGCGCAGGACTCAGGACGGGTTGTCGCTGCGGGTCTGGCAAGCGTCCGACATCCGCAACGACGAACTGCTCATGCGTATCGACATCCTCTACGGATTCGCCGCGCTGCGTCCTGAATGGGCCTGCCGCATGATCGGCCTGGCTGCTGCCTAACCTGAAGGAGATAGAAACATGGCTACTTATGAACGCCTGGACTACGGTTCCAGCGATGGCTGCCAAGTCGGCGGCGCGGCAACCGACAAGATCGGTTTCTTCGGCGCTACTCCGGTTGCCAAGCCGTCCGTCACTTGGCCGAATACCGGCACGGCGACGACCACGCTGAACGAAACCAAGGTGAACCGCATCATGGCGGCCCTTGTCTCCCTGGGGCTCATTGTCACGACCTGATCGTGAAATGAGCTATCACGGGGCCGCATCTCACAAGGGAGCGGCCCCGCTTTTCTTCCACACATCGGGGCAACGATGAGCAATCAGTTTTACGACGAAGGCGAACCGCGAACGAAGCGCAAGGTCATGCTGGCGACAACCAGTTACGACGATCCTTCCGCCGCTTACACCTTCTCGATTTCACGAAGTAGGCAGGCCCTAGAGTCTGCCGGAGTGCAAACCGCCTATCTATTGCTGCAAGGCAATTGCCACGTTGACGATGCGCGCAATGCCGTCGTTCGAGATTTCCTCGCGTCAGACTGCGACGAGTTAGTGTTTCTCGACGCTGACGTGAGCTGGGAACCTGAATCCCTAGTCCAATTGTGCAGCCGCAATGTCGATCTAGTCGGCGGTGTGTACCCTTACAGAAGGGAGCACAGCGACAACATGCCCGTTAGGTTGAAGGACGGCGCGCAATCGACTGAAGGCATGCTCGAAGTAGAAGGGCTGCCGACCGGATTCCTGAAAATCAAACGGTACGTGCTCGAATCAATGGCCGAGCGTGCGCCGAAGTATTGGGACAAACTGGACTTGACGGCGATGGTCTTTGATCGACCTGACCCAGACAAGGACGGGACGCGCTGGGGTGGAGATATTGCGTTCTGCAATCGCTGGCGAGCAATGGGAGGAAGGATTTACGCCGACGCAGAGCTTTGCCTAGGGCATACAGCCAAAACGGTTATCACCGACAGCTTGGCGTCACAGATCCGCCGCTTGTCTGGGCAGACCCTTGCACACCTTGTGCCGAAGTTCCGGGCAGGAAATGAAGACGAGGGCGATTACAACGAGGTCTGCAAGTACATCGGGAACAATTGGGCCGCTGATCCCGGCGTTTTGGCATTGGTTGTCGGTGTGGCTCGCAAGTGCCGAGGCCCGATCATTGAAACCGGCTCGGGCATCAGTTCCGTGATGATGGCGGCGGTGACGGATCAAAAGGTCTACGCGCTAGAGCATTCTCCGGTATGGGCTGCGCAAACGATTGCATGGGCCGAGCAAGCTGGAGTTTCTAACGTCGGTGTCTGCACCGCCCCGCTAAAGGAGTTTTGGTATGACATCGAACAGTTCGAGTTGCCGAAGAAATACGCGCTAGGTTTTTGCGATGGACCGCCGAGATTCTTCGGGACACGGGGCAAGTTCTTTGATGTAATAGCGCCCATGTGCGAGGTTCTAGTCGTTGACGATTACAAGTCCGATCCGGTATACGCTCGCAAGGTCAACGAGTGGGCCACATTCCACAAGCGCACAGTTCAACCTCTCGGTAGAGCAGCACTTATCACCAAGCTATGACCTATCCGCTACGCATGCAACATCCGGCGCACGGATGGCACAACGCATACAACTCAATGGAAGAAGCCCAACTCCGTTCTAACGGATGGGCCGACGATCATGCCGCGCCACAGGCAGACGAGCCGACAACCGCAGTTGCCCCTGTCTCCTACGGTAAGTCACCTGATGGCGCGGCACCCAAACGGCGGGGCCGTCCGCCAAAGGTGAAGTAATGGCATCAGTCACTGCACGCGGGATCATTTCGGACGCGCTTACCTTTGGGCTCAACCGGCTTTCGCCGGGCGAGACGATGGAAGCCGACTTGGCCGATATTTGCCTTGACGCGCTGAATTCGATATGCGACGAACTTAACGGGGTCAAGTCGTACCTGTTCCGCGAAGTCCTTACCGCTTCCAGTGCGATTACAGGGGCCTACGGGACGATCGGGACCGATTGGAGTGGCCTAGCATCAGGCGACAAGATTCTCGGCGCCACGGTGCGTTATGGTGCCTCTGAAGACGTTTTGATGTCGCCGATCACGATGGAACAGTATCAAGCCATCGGTGACAAGACGACTACCGGCGTGCCGGATATGTATGCTCACGATGGCGGGGTGTTGGTGTACCTGTACCCTACGGCGACAAACGCAGTCGTCACGCTGCGGACTAGCGTGGCGGTGTCTGAGTTCACCGACCTAGACACGGTTCACACCTTGCCGGCTGGATACAAGTCTGCCTTCACTGCACTACTGGCCGAGAAGATGGCACCGAGTCTCGATGCCTTGTCGCCGATTGTTGTGCAGCAGGCCAAAGCAGCGCGCACCAGAATTGGCGCGCAAGTCATCAACCCAGCAATCCTAGGCTACATGGATTGCATCGGCTCGAACATCCTGCGGGGTTGGTAGTGCGCGCAATTTCCGTCATCGGCCCGTCCAATTACCTAGCCGACCGCAACAGCGCGTCGCAGCGTTCGGTAAATTGGTATCCGATGCTGACCGAAGGGCCGGGAGAAGATGCGCAGATCGTGCTCGAATCGGCGCCCGGTCTGTCGCTTGTCCACGACTTCGGCGCCACGGTGCGAGGTATCCGCAATGTCGAGGGGCGGCTATTTGTGGTGGCAGGGTCTTACCTGCACGAAGTGAAGAACGGATCTGCAACCGCGCTAGGCTTCGTGGCCGGAGTTGGCCCGGTATCGATGACGAACGGGACCGGGCAACTATGCATTGTCTGCGGCAACGTAGGGGCTGTGTTCAATCTAGAAACCGGGATCATTTCGTCGATAACGTCCGAAGGATGGCGAGGCTCGAACACGGTTGAGTTTCTGGACGGCTACTTTGTATTCGTTGCCCCGAACACGGAACAGTTCTACATCTCAGCGATTGATAACGCTTCAGTGTTCGATGCGCTGGATTTCAGCAGCGCGGACTCTCAACCTGACAGCATTGTCGCGTTGATCGCCATGCGTGGCGAGCTTTACTTCATGGGCACTAGGTCAACCGAAGTTTGGATCAACAGCGGAAACCCTGACTTCCCGTTCACACCGTATCAGGGCACGCCGATTGATGTGGGCGTGGCCGGGACAAGGGCGCTCTGCAACGCAAACGACACGCTGATCTGGATCGGGCAAACGCTCAGGGGCGGGCCGTATGTTTATGCATTGAACGGCTATCAGCCTGTACGTATTTCTACGCAGTCGGTTGAACAACAGCTACTGCGTTCTACCGATATCTCGCAGGCGACGATGTGGACCTATCAGGATGCTGGCGGAGAGTTTGTCGCCATCCAAGCCCCAGGTCTTGAGACTACATGGGTTTGGGATGCTTCGAGCAAGCTATGGCACGAGCGGGGCGAGCTTGAGGCGGGAGAATGGACGCCTAGCAGGATCACGTTTTCCGCATACGCCGATGGTGTGCATTACGCGACAGACGAAACCAAGCTCTACACCATGAGCCGCAACGACCACACGCTGGCCGGTGATGCTTTGGTGCGCGAGCGCACATGGCCGCACATGGTGGGCAATGAATACGAAGCAGTGGCGTATCACTCGCTGGAACTTCGATGCACAACCGGCGAAGAACCGGAAGGGTCGATTACCCTTGAAGTGAGCAATGACGGCGGGGCGGTGTTTGGTTCGCCTCTAAGGCGCTCATTGGGGGCCACAGGACGGCGGCAGCAGCGCGTGCGATGGATGCCCCTAGGGACATGTCCGGCAGGAGGGTCTAGGGTGCATAGGCTCAGGTGCTCTAGTGCCGTGCCGTTAACGATTCAGGGGGCAGTCATCAAATGAGCAGGGTTACGTTGCCATCCTCGAGAATCCCTCTCACGCTTCGGGGTGATGTGGTGTCGGTGGAGTTTTACCGATGGATGCACGACATCACGCATCGGGTCGGCGGGGTTCACGGCTGGGGCAGCGACGATCTGATTACGTCACAGCCAAATGGACAGCCGGAACAGGAAGAACAACTTTATGCCTTGGGCAGTGAGGTGTCGCAGTTGCCAGCCATCGAATCAAGGCTAGCTCAACTCGAAACCGATACGAACGCGCTGGCCGATTCGCTAGAAGAATTGCGCGGCATTCTGGTGTCAATCCTTAGCCGCATGTCGGGTCTAGAACAAGGGACGGTGCAATGACAGTTCAATCTAAAAAGCTCGTCGCGGCGGCGCAAGCCTCGAACAGCCAAACCACGGTCTACACGGCCCCGACGCTGACGCGGACCATCATCGACAAGTGTTCGGGTTACAACGGCACAGCAGGCCCGGTAACGCTGGGAATCAATCTTGTCGATAGCGGCGGCACTGCGTCAAGCACGAATCTGCTGATGAGCAAAAGCATCGCGGCAGGAGAGGCTTACACCTTCCCTGAGATTGTCGGCCACGTATTGGAAGCCGGAGACTTCGTGAGCGTGATTGCTGGTGCTGCGACTTCAATCGTTTTCCGCATGAGTGGCCGCGAGGTGTCGTAATGACGAGTGTCGCAGAGCTTCACGCAACCCTGGCCGAACTTGCTTCGCAAGGATCGGGGGATGGTGACGTTTCGGCGATTGTCAATGCAGCGGTAGCCGGCAGGCAGGCCGCTTCCGGCTTCCCGTTGAGCGACGAGGGCGATTACCTTGTGGCGCTGTCATACGACACGGCTACGCGGAAGGTGACTCTGACGCCTGCGGGCGCAGACTTTGACATTTACGTCAGGGCCGAGAAGTTCACCATAACCGGAACGCATGTGTCCGAGGCGCACTCGGCATCAGCAGGAAATTATTTCTACTATCACAACGGCTCTGCGTTTGTGTGGTCTACGGACCCGTGGCCGTTTGACGAAGCCCCGATCTGCTATGTGATCTGGACCGGAGCCGATGGTGTCGGGTACTTTGAACTGCACACCACGTCACGCGACGCGAACATTCACAAGAACCTGCATTTCAGCCAAGGAACTCAGGTCAAGACTCGCGGGGCATTGTCTGGATATACGCTCACAACAGATTCAGACGCTGGGGTTAGTTGGGCGCTGGCAGAGACAACGATTCTTGACGAGGATATCGAACTTCCGCTTGACGCGGTATCCGATGGCGGGCCTTACACCGTTTGGTATCGCACCACGGCAGGAGCTTGGACATTCAACGAAGGAAACACACTCCCGTTCTTGTATGGCACCTATCCTCAGTGGAACAGGACTTCGGATTGGACGATGCAAGATGCGTCGTCAAACTACTTTGTCAATTACTACATCTTTGCGACGCCTGCGCTTGAAACGCAGCAGCAGATCATCCTGATCCCAGGGCAGCAGCAGCATGCAACGCTGGCCCTTGCACAAGCCGAGTCGGTGGCTTCTCTATCCTATGGAACGCTGCCGTTTCAGGAGATTGTCGCGCTCTACAAAATCACGTATGGGGCCAAAAACTCATACCTTGGAAGCGCGGCATGCCGGATTGAATCTGTCGAAACGCTAGTCGGGACGAAGGCTTCGATCACTGTTCCCGCGCCATCGAACCACAACGCGATGACCGGCCTGCAAGGCGGCACGACTGGAGAGTATTACCACTTGACCGCAGCCGAGGTTACGGCGATGGCAAGTTCCAGATACACCACGGCAGAGGACGACGGTTCGGCGGTGACTCAGAGGTCTACGCTGAATTTCACCGGAGCCGGGGTCAGTGTTACGGACACGGGCGGGAAAACGCAAGTCTCCATTCCCGGCGGTGCCGGTGAAGCGTTCCCGGTCGGATCGGTGTTTATCTCGGTTGTGTCTACGAATCCCGGCACATTGCTGGGTTACGGCACATGGTCAGCGTTTGGAGCGGGGCGGGTACTTGTCGGCATTGATTCTGGCGATACGGACTTTGATACCGCCGAGGAAACCGGCGGTGCCAAGACTGTTTCTTCTGCTGGCAGCAACAGCAGCGAAGATGCCCACACGCATAGCGTTACGTCCAATGTTGCAGTAGCTGATCACGCGGCGCACACGCACGCCTACACCGAAGTCCCGAATCACGTTCACATCATCGCGGCGGGTCAGGGCTCGCACGCACATACGCAAACGACAAGCGCCACGGACGGGGCGACGACGCGCGCAGACGCATCGAGCGGTGGAACGGCCTACAGCAACGTAGCGAACATCAACGCGAACACGCTGCCGGAAATGACGACCAACAACCCCACGGGCGGGGTTGCTAGCGGCACAACTGGGGACCCAAGCGCAACGCTCTCGCACAGCGTGACGAACAACGCAGTCACCAGTGGGGCTGGGTCAAGCCACACACACACGTTTACAGGGTCGGCGACGAGTGTTGTTCAACCCTACATCACATGCTACTTCTGGAAACGAACCGCATGAACCTGACAACCGACGCACGGGACAAGGTTCGCAGGCTCGAGGCTGCACTGCTGACCATGCCGCAGATCGACCTACAGACAACGCACGCGCTATCGGGCGGGGTGTACGCGCGTACAGTGTTCATCCCTGCGGGAACGGTAGTGACAGGGGCGACGCACAAGAAGGACCATATCTGCATCATCGACGGGGATGTCGAAACCATCCTCGATGGCGAAACGCAGCGGATTACGGGCAGGGTGATATTGAACGGTCAGGCGGGCGTGAAACGGGCAGTGTATGCCCACGATGACACGCTATGGACTACGGTGTGTCAGACAGCCCTGCATGACATCGCCGACATTGAGGCGGAATTGGTCGAAGAACCCGAGCAGTTACAAACCCGCCGCATGATTGAATCGGAGGATGTATGTCGTTTGGAAACGTAGCAGCAGCAGTCGCCGCAGTCGGCGGCGCTCTTATCAGCAGCCGTTCGGCGCGTAGTGCGGCGAATCAACAATCGGACGCCACCGAGGCCGCGATTGCATTGCAGCGAGAGCAGATCGGCGAGCAAAAGCGCCAATACGACACGACTAGGGCGGACTTCACGCCGTGGCGAGAAACTGGCGTTAG